AACGCCATTGCACCGATATTACCCGAATGAACTGTTCTGAAATAATAGGATTCAGGGCTTTCGTTAAGATTGATCGTAGGCTCAGTCATAATGAATTCCATTGGATCAATTATACCTGTTAAAGCAAACTGTTTATTAATCTCGTCCAACGCATCCATCTTTTGATCGGCGTCTTTTGAGAAAGCGTCTACTTCGTTTTTAAGATCCAAGGTAGCTTGTGCTAAGTTCTGTTGTAAGGCAGTGCTAATACCGCTTGATATCTTAAGCAGCATCTCCGCAGTAGAACCTTCTACAAGACCGCCTGCCTTAAAGCCCTGATACCCGCTGTAAGCGAGCATGGCGGTAGCTACGATCATCGCAAAGTCAGGGTCAACCTGGGCAATAGCCAACTTGAATAAAAATGATACAACCATCCCTTCAAGTATTCCCAGTATAAGAACTTGCCCTGCAACACTTAGTGCAGCAAGTGTGGTTGCGCCCGCTGCTGTGGCAACAGTAAACGCTTGGTACCCCACACTTCCCATCGTACCAATTGAAGCAATAGTAATGACTATAGCGACTATCTTAAGAAAGTTAAGAAATCCACTACTGCGATACCACGCCACATAAGTTACTTCGTAACTGTAGAACACTAGCTGCATTGAGTCGTAGTACAGCTCATTACGAACTGTTACAGGTAAGTTCTCTACGACACTTGCATGCAAAGGTATAATGAAGTTGTACTCACCATCCACTAAGCTATCAGCTAACGTGGTTTCAACTGTTTTGCCTTCAAAGATGAAGTTAGTATGCTTTAGCCCCGTAACTGTCACTTCTTTATAACTGTCTTCGTCAAATTGTACTCGAAACACCATTTGATTCGCTGCACTGTTTACTGTCGAATTGGCTTTACCTTTAGTACCAATGCGCCCAGAACGAATTGCAGTAGTCACGCTGTTCCAAGAGAGACGCATGTCTAGCCCACCCTCAGTAATGCGGATAGATTGACTTTGTTTGCCAGGAGGAAGTAAAGAATTCATGTGCTCAAAAAAAGCACCTAAGTAACGTTTAGCAGATTGGCTTTCGTCTTGCAGTTGCACGCCAAACATAAAGTAAGCGTGATCTACGTCATCAATATTAGGATTTTCGTTAATACCTTCACCTAACGCCTGTATATCCATGCCTATAATGTTCAGTAATTTCTTACTAGTTAAATAGCGCGCACTATTGTTAGCTTGACAGTAATCAGTGTTTTCGTACCTTAACGGTACAACCGGGTAAAACGGGGACTCTCCTCCAGCAGCACCTACATAATCCAATTCAGGATAAGTATTGCTGTTGGTATCGTACATCCATGATTTAATTGAACCATCACTTAACGTGTACTGTACGTAGTATTTCAGTGCTTTAAAGTCGTACGCAGCAGTAAGAGAAGTGGATTCCGTGTAAGTGTGCGTAGCACTATGGCTAAATGGGTACCTGTCGTTGACACGTTCATTAGGAACAAACTCAACATACGGGGAACCCGTAGTTCCGTCAGCATATTCAGGAGTCACAGTACGCAAAGTACTTAGTTCATAAGAAACCGCACCAGCCAGTGCAAAGCTCTGGCGGGTAGTGTACGTGTAATCATGACCTGTAGGATAACCTGTTGAATCTACTAAATAGTCTACGTCATCAACATAAGTTTTGTGACTAACACTACTATTAGATAACACCTCAGTCGTGACCGTGACGACATCTTGTATGTTTTTTGTACACGGGTTGTTGTTGTTATCTGTAGCATTCTCTTCAGCGTAAGTCGTTGTTTGGGGGTAAGCTGCTTCAATAGCATCTTTGTAGGTACTAAGAGCTGTATCACAAGAACCAGTCCAAGTATTCCAGTTGGAATTTATTTCTGTAATTAAAGTAGAGGGTAGGGTGGATAGTTCACCAGTAACTAAAGACCGATCACGTACCGTATCCAAATACCAGCTAGCTTCAATGCCTGGATTACCGCTGTCGTGTAAGACATCAAGTAGAGTAACTACTGTGTCACCTGTTGATGCCTCTACAGCAGCGATTAAGGCACCCTCACTGTAGTCTATAACTTCTGCAGCACCGTTGGGTAACCCATAGTGATAATCGCTTCTAGCGTAGTTGTAGGCACGCACAATGTTACGCCCACCGCCGTTTACCATGTCTTCTACTATCCCAGAGGTAATGCCTTTATTTTTAAGGATAGATCGCATGAGCGACTCACCCATTAAATCAACCTCACGATCTATTAAAGGAACAGAGGTTGCAGCAACTGAAACTTTACGTTTACTAGAGAAAAAACCCATAACCTAAAAAAGGGGGCTTGCGCCCCCTATCCCTTCCAAAAAGGATTAAACAACACCAATGCCTTGCTTGGCTTTAGCGACGACTGCACCGATCTCTGCGTTAGTTACGCCTGTACCAGTTACAGTAAAGCCTTCGTCTGTCGTACGCTGTACTGACCAGATATCTAAGAAGGTTTTTGCCAGCTTCTGCTCCGCATCGCGTGCAAAACCATCAGTCTGTGCTTGGTATAGATTCTTTTGCTTACCTAAGACACCGGTTACAAGGGAACCATCAACAGTGTCAGATGTCTGCGCTTTCTCAGTCGTTTTACGCTGATCAAGTACTTCAACCTCTTTGTTTATTTTACTCACATTTGCAATGACACCTGTTATTTCCTCTGTCGCCTTAGCAGTTTGTGCATCAACTAATAGACCTTGCTTGGTTAACTGTGCACGCTGTGCGGTAGACGCAATAACATCTTCAGATAGTTTATCAATCTGCTTGTTAACTAGATTGCCTTGTAGGGGGATGTTTGCTGCTTCCAACACTAAGTTAGCAGTCTGTCGATCTACTAAGGTTTTGTCTGAAGCGGTCTTAGTTTGCTGAGTGCTTAAGTACTGAGTCTCTGCACTAATCTTCAAACCAGTCACGTTGATGTTAGACTTTTCAGCAGCAAGGTTAAGTATTTGTTGAGTGACTAATGCGGTGTCTTGAACACCTCTAGTAATTTGCTCATCTAATACTAAGTTTTGCTTATCTAGTTGAGCACCTTGCTTTACTAAGTTCAGCTGTTCAGTAGCCAAGTTCTGTAGCTGCTGAGTAACCAAGAGTTCTTCTTGAGCTGTCTTGGAGGCTTGCGCCACCAAAAGTGCAGCCTGACCATCAGACTGTTCTTTGGTTAACGCGTATTGAATGGATTGCTGAAGTACTGCATTCATCGCACCCATGTAAAGTGTGGAGTAATCCTCACCAGAGAAACGGTTCTTACTGTACTCTTGGTCGAGATGTACCTTTACGGCACGCATTAAAGAATCAAAGACTCCCGTGCCGTTGAGTGAGCCTGATGTAATGTCAGCGACTTCCATAATTAATCCTCAATATTACCGGACATTGCTTGGCGTTGAGCTAGCTCTGCTAATTCCTGTTTAGTTAGTGGAGTCATTACATCAATAGAAAACTCAGGGATCAAAGCACCTTTACGTATTTTCTCACCACGAGGGCCGGCAACTGTCTTAAATATTTGACACTGACGAGATTTAACTTGGTTCAGTATGATCTGGGGAATATGCCAACCTTCATCAAGATTAAAGGGCACATAGTTACGGTAGGTACCTACTATTGAATTGGATACAGTAAAGATTTCACCTTGCCATTCACGTTTGTTAGGGTTCATACAAGTAACGCGTACTCGTATTAAGGCGCTTGCTTCTTCACGTTTACGCAAGCGCATTTGACCATCAGTTTCTTTGGCTTCTTTCTTGGGAGCCTCAACTGTGGATTCTTCATTCATAGCTGCATCTAATCGTTCGCGTAGTTTACTTACACCGATGTTTTTACTATAGCTAATGCCCATTTGGTCAGCGCTTTCTTTAAGAACACTTAACTCATCTTGGATTTTTTCATCTGTCATGAAGGGATACTCAAATTAGGGGAAGGAAGGAAAAAGGAGGGATAAAGAAAAGCCCCACCAGAGGGCAGGGCTTTCCTAGATCAAGACTACAAAGTAGCAGCAGTCAAGATTTTAGCGATACGCTCGCCACGTAGGATCAATGAACCGTAGTACCACTTGATTGACATAAAGCCAGTCTCGCCGTATGGGTCAGTACGATCAGCAGTCGCTTCACCAGGCTTTTTGTGAGTGATCTTAAACTTCACAGACTTACCATCAGTTTGAAAACCAACAGTAGTAAATGAACCATCACCAACAACAAGCATTGGGAATACGTCGATGTTGCCACCAGTAGTGTAAGCAACGCCTGTAGCGTCCGCAGCGCCATCACCAGCGTACTTCATCATCTCTGGTACAACTACGATACGGAACGCATCGACAGAACCAATCTCACCGTTTAATACGTTACCACCATCAGCATACTGCTGAACTGGAACAAACGCAGGATTGCCATGCAAATCAACCATTGCGCGTAGCGTTGGGATCATTTCAGAACCAACGTACATAACACGAGCAGCAGAGATAGTTTTAGTATCAATCATACGCGAACCAGCAATCACCTTAGTGTGCTTAGGTGTGCGGTTGTTGTCTAAATCGATAGCTAACTTCATCAAGTCTGAGTAAGTAACAATATGAGTTACTTCTACTTCGCCTAGTGCAGTGGCAGCACCCGCATAGCGGATAGTACCTGCACCAGCTAACAAATCAATCTGAAGAGCATCTTCAGTCATTTCGTTAGCACCACGAAGCATTTCGCGGTTAACGTGCATCAGCAATTCACCATCAGTGTCAAAGTCTAAAGACTCTTGAGTGTACTCGTCGAAGAAACCAAACTTCTCAATTGCACCTGTGAGCTCTACACGCTTAAAACCAACACGGTTAACGCGTCCACCAGATTCAGACAAAGCAGGCAACTTACCAGGGATAGTACCAACGTCTTTGGAAGAGCCGTAGAGGTTACCAGCAGCGATTGTAGTACCGGCAGCATTAATGCCTTGGTCGTTAGTGTTACGGTCATCCAATAAAGGAAGATAATGAAATAGCTTAATGCTTTTACCAAAGTTCTTTGGCATTGCAGTAACGTCAGCTAGTTGAGAGAAGTACTGTTCTTTAGTCAGCTCAATGAGAGCTTTCTTAACGTGATAGTCCGTACGGACCTGGCTACCGACATCGGAAGGAGTTCCGCCAATCGGATCGTTATATGATTGTGACATTATTTACTCCAAGTAAATATAAATATAAGTTTAACTAAATTTTGAAGAAACGAGTTTTTCAAAGTCTTCATCACTCAGATTGAGTGGGTTGAAGTCGGCTGGAAGATTCGATTTAGTAGGTGCAGACTTTGTGGGTGCTGCCGCCTTCTTACGACTTGCCATTTTCGGGTCAGGTTGTTTCTTCAGCGTAGGAGCAGGTATGTTTTGTGGAGCTGGCTTATGTGCTTCAGTACTAAAGCCGCCACTTGCATTAATCTGGTCACCTATTTGCCGATAAGCTTCAATATCTGAAAGCCCATTCAACCGACCGAGCATCCGCTCTTTTGTGACCGTAGAATCAATTTGTGCATACATGCCATTAGACACATGCTCATTGATTAATTTTATGATCTGCGGATTATCTACAACGATTTTGCGACTTGCTTCATCCCACTTGTTGCTTACGAGGTCGATAGTTTTGCTGTATGTCGAAGTGTCTTGAATTTCCTCAAGTACCGCATCTAGCTCAATCTCTTTATCATTTACAGTGTAAGTGCTTGGTTTGTAGTCGGTGTTATCAGAGGTATCTACATCCAGTGGGTCAAGACCACTGTCCTGGATGAGTTGTTTGATGGCGTCTGGATTCTTCTTGTCCAGATCTATGAGATAGGATAACTTTGCTTCATCTAATAAGCTATTGTTCTCCAACATCTTCAGTAGTTTAAGGTTTGGTTTTAATGCGGTCATCTTTTGGCTGTAGTTAGCACCCATCTGCATTAGCTGAATTGCCTCGTCTGCAGAGGTAATTGACAACTCTTTACCATTCGCTTTGAATGGTGCCATAACCTTGTCGTATTCTTTCTTGTAGTCAATACTATCAGAAGTACTATCCTGATTTGGCGTTTCATCCTCTGAAGACTCTTCCTTTTTAAGTGAATCTATTTCGTCAGTCTCTGTTGTAGAGCCAGTATCAAATACATCCTTCGGTGTTTCATCGACAGGTTCACCCTGTTCTTCTGTCTCAGATTCAAGCTCTTCTGAGGTGTCTTCTTCATTCGTTTTAGCGGTTGGTGTAGTGTCTACATCGTCACCGCTATCCGCTTCAGAGGCTAAAGCCTCCTCCGCTTCAGCGCTGCCTATAGAGTCAGGTACTTCCATTGCCATAATTTCTTCATCTGACAATTCGAGTAAGTTATCATCTTCTAGCAGCTGATCATCCATAAATTACACCTCTTCCGCGTAGACTTCGTCACGGGTGTTTTCGTCGTCAACTAATGCTTTCTCTGCCATACGTGCTAGTTGCAGCGTAGCGGAGAAGTACTGACGTAAGCCCCCAATAGCATCCATCTGCTTGAGAAGGGCTTCTTGGCTGTCACTGCCTTGCATGTTGGGGTCACCTTTTAAGGTCACCAAACGAATGGCTTCTTTTTCAAAGTAAGCGTCAAGAATCAGGGATTTAAAGTCTTTGTTACGTGAAAGGCGATCAAGGGATTTACCTAGTTCTGCTGTTCTAGTGGCAGCTTTGATATTTAATTCTAAAGTTTCTAAAGTTTGAGACATGATACTCCGTGTCCTCCCGAATGGGAGTTAAGTAGGAAAGGAAAGATGCACCCCTTGCGGGGTGCGGTAGGGGAAAGTGTATTAGTTATTTAATTGGTTTTGATTGAGGGATGCTTTCACCATTTCTAGCTTGGCATTAGACTTGGCTTGTTCACCTTGTCTTTGTAGATCACGTTCTTGCTTAACGCCGGACTCTTGTTCTACAAAATCCAAGTTCTTCAAGTCAGTGTCAGCTTGTGTGTTACCCGCTCTTACTTGTTCAGACCCGGCCTTAGCCATGTCTAATTGAGCTTGTGCTTGGTTTTCTACAACTCGGCTCTGTAGTTCCGCTATCTCTGCTTGTAGCTTAGCTAGCTCTAGCTGGGCTCTTTGCTGTTCAATTGGATCAGGTTGAGGTTGGTAGTCTTCAATCTTCTTTGCAAGATCTGGCATCTTACGTAGACGAGCAATATCAGACAAAATCATCTGAGACATAGTTGGATCCATGGAGTTACCCATAGTCTGTAGCATAAATGCCAACTCTTGTGCTTTCTGGTTATCTTCTTCTGCGGTGGAAATTGACAGCTTCAAGTCAAAGTTACCGCCTAGATCATCACGACGGACGGTTACAAAATCTTCATTAGTAATACGAATGATTTCTTCTTCTGATAAGAATTCAGCATTCATCGCAATGAACTTACGTCCAATCTGAATTACACCGTCTGCTAATCGCCGAAGTATGCCTAGCTCACGTTTAGATGCAGCATCAAGCGCACCACGAATACCCGTAGCAGTGTCTCCCAATGCCTGACCACTAATACCATTGTTAAAGGCTTTAACGCCCGTCAATGATTCCGCTTCAGAGTTCTGCAACTGCAGCATAATCTGTGCGGAATTAGGGATCTCTGGATAAGTATGCATGAAGATGGCTTGGCGAGGGTCAACGTTTGCGTTGAACTCATAATCCAGCCCTTTATCAAAGCGACGCTTGTTGGTTAAATCCAGTGCATCTTTACGAACACCGGTTTGACCATTTGCGCTTTTACCTAAGATATCAATCATACCCCTGGTAACGGCTCCAATAATCTTCTGGTTGTCTTCCAGTAGTTCCCCATCAGGTTGCCCGTGTAAACTTTTACGGACGGGGAGATAAGGTATTACTACAAAAGGTAAGGCTTGATCCGGGAATGGATTATCTTCCATGCGAATCAATACATCGCCTACCCATGTAGCAACGATTGGTTTTACAGTACCTGTGCCGTCAATATCCCAGTAGCCCCAATACTCATGCGCAACAAATTTCTTGCGTGGTTCATCATTGAAGTTAAAAGAACTATTGTCACTCGCAACATGATCTGGATTGCCCAGAATCGTTGAGTTGGTAATGTTAACCTTTTCTAGGTTTTCGTACTTGCCATCTCGTTTGAGTTCATCTAATGATGTTTCAAATGAGAACACAACGAAACGTGCTTTCGAGAAGTCACCGCCACATGAAGGGTCGATGACAACATTACGAAAGTCACATATTTCCAACGTAGGTTGATTCCGAACTGTCACAGTTTCCGTGACTTCTTTGGTACCAGACTCTACCGGAACTAGCATCTGTCCTGATTCCATTGAAAGGCGTAATGCCTCTTGCAAGTGCTCAGGGACTTGAGATGCGAAGGACTCAGGATTGCTCTGAGAAAGGGAAGCCAGCTGTTGATACTGGGCCATGGTCGAAGGATCGTCCGAAGGGGTAAACTCATAGGTAGGCTCGGTACGTACGTCTTCACGTTCTTCGTAGTCCCATCCTACTCTGACGATAACAGTACCTTCGTCCACTGCGGTGCGAATGTACTCGTCTATAAACTTGGTTTTATTAATCTTGGTGTTGAACTGGTTATTTAATACCAACTCATTCTGTTTTGCAGCGTCACGGTCTTCGTAAGTAACAGGCGCTACGTTAAACACATCAGGTGTACTTAAGAATGGTTCAGACAAAGAGCAATAACGCCACTCAGCCTGCTTACGAATTAGTTTAGGCTGCAGCTTTGAGTTGCCTTCAGGGGTGTTAATCTTAGCGCTACCCTGTACATGTAGATTATCAAGCCAACGCTTAACGTCTGATACGTGGGTATCAGACTCACTTTTAGCGTCCGTGAAATCTTGCTTCAATTCTGCACAAGTAGGCTCGTTGTCCCAGTCTGTTAAACTTTTATAATCCACATCTGGTGCTTTACTAGCATAGTCATTCATTTGAAGAGATACCTGTTTCATAAAAGATGACTTTCTATTATAGAAGCCAATGTAAGGCGGGGCACTTCGTAATCAGTAAGTGCTTATATTCTAACGGTTTATTTACAAAAAATACAACATATTGTGTTTATAAGTACATTAAACCACTATATGTTGTGTTTATAGGTTTATTTAAACCTGTTGAGAGTTTGTCTGTACAGAGTATTGTGTGGTGCGGTAGATTGTCCCATCTGCATTGTAGGTAGTACCCGCATATGGTGTAGAGATAGTAAGAGTGTCTATGTCCTCCATTTCAGACCCATCTATAGTATGGTACAAAGTATATTTATCCTCATCTAGGTAAATACCTGTAGCTACAATGGTAAAGTCCTCGACTTTATTTAAAGTGTTACCAAAGTCGTAGGCTTTACCTGAAATAGCTCCTGTACTTTTAGTCACGCGTAAACTATAAACCTCGTGATCTTCATTAAATATGCTAGGTCGGTCTTGCCTTGGGTATACAAAGCGGTATACATCCTCACTTTCTTTAGCTGCAGTTAAAGGAAGTCCTACATCCACACCCACTTCAGAAACTAATTTTGAGAACTCTAGTGGGTGTTTAAACCTGTGGTACTCTACACGCCTTACCTCCCCATCAGTTGTGGCGAGTATAGCTCCAACTTGGTAAGTCATAAGTTAAACCCCTCTGCCCGTGCAGCATTAACAAGATCTGCATTAGTGTAGTTTGTTGCCAAATCTACAACTACTTTGTTTATGGTAGTGCTCTTAGATGTTTCGTTAACACCAATTACTTCGTCAACAACAAATACTTTAAGTGTGACGGTAACACCCTCTGGTGTTACCACTTCTCGCATAACTTCGTAAGTGGTGCTAAACATAATAACTTCCCACGCTTATAAGAACACTGTTAGCCTCACCTTGGTTACGTGCAGAATCGCTGTAGGGATAGTGGGCATCCGCACCAACAACTGGTATCCCATTGAGGTATCCCAGTCCTAGAAATGAACCTGCTACCTGTGCTCTCCAGATGTGACCTGCCATGTACACAGCCCAATTGGATTCAAAAGTATTGTTACCAGTTATTCTAAAAGCAGATCTGTAGAAACACCACCAAAAGTCATAACGACTCCATGTATAGTACGACCAGTTGTTAGTACCACTAGCCTCTCTACCAAGCTCATACTCATTACAAGCAGACGCTAATGATGGGCAGTAGTAAATTTGATCAGATGCGTTAAAGTTTGCACCTGTTGTGTAACTATTAGGGGTGGCATTAACATTAAGATAAGGTGTTGTACCAGAACCTAAAGACCCTGAGTTAGGGCTTGAAGGCGGTAACGCATTAGCAGCCCCAATGATACGTAAAGGTTTATGTCTTGAATCAAAGGTTACTTCCCCAGAACTATTAAAAGTTTGCATACCATAGTTGTCAGTCACATTGTTATAAGGGTTAGTCTGATCCATAGTTGAGAATACATATATTCTTGGACCAAAAGGGTAACTTGAAGACTGAAGAACCCAAACTTTCCAAACAGTAGAGCTGTATTTCCATACACGAATAACACTGGCGTACAAAGCATGAACGCCAGTACTATTAGGCTTAATAAAACACATAGGTGGTTTGTTGCCCGTCATATTTACAGAATAGACATGTACACGACCTGGAGTTTGGTTAGAGTCTATTGTGTTAGGGGCGTCCCAGTAATCTTCCCCACCTAAATCACTTAAGTAAGTATGATCATGATGAGAATCCCTATAGTAAGCCCCAATAAAATGGTACGCAGATAAATCCGAATCAATAATAACTTGGTTACTGTCGTTAGTTATCGTCAAGCCATAGGCCATGTATTATCTCCCGAATACTTGAAACGTAGTAGCTTGTGTTTGTGTGGATGATGGCCTCGTTGCTGTAAGTGTTGTGCCTGACAATGTGTACGTGTGTACATACGCTCTGTCGGTATTATTATCATCACTGACCATCTGTCGTATAACTATCCTTTCATTCATCGTAGTGACACCTGTGAATGTTGCGTTACTATTTTGAGGGGCGGTGTACACACCTATTAGATTCCACGTTACAGAAGTTGAGTCGTAAGTGATGTTACCTGTACTGTCTAAGAACTTTACACCGGTAGCCATTACAGGAGCCCTATATTGACTCGCAGAGTCCCGTTGTTATAGACCTTGATATTTGTGTTACTGATCTCAATTCTGCTAGAGCCAGTTCCTGTAGAAATTCTATTTGCTTCTAAGTCCCCAGTTATTTGGGCTGTGTCTACCGTAAGAGAACTAGCTACAATCCGATCACCACTGATAGTACCCGTAGCAATCATGTCCCCATCAATCAGTAAGGCAGCTGTAATCCATGCACTTCCTGTGTATCGACGTGTACTGCTTACAGTGGGGTCTGTGGTTTTGTAAATAGTAAGTACATCATCTTGAACGACTGAGCGCCCGGCAGCTGATGCTAGGTAACTGTTCGCTGTTGCAGTGCTGGGCCAAGCACCATTACTGGTACCGTAGCGGTAGAATCCTGCGCCAGAAGTACCATTAGACCCATTAGACCCATTAGTACCGTTAGTACCGTTAGTACCGTTAGTACCGTTGTTGCCATCTGAGCCATTGGTTCCGTCGATGCCGTCTTGGGCTTGAATATCACTGAGATCCGACACAGTGTAAGTACTGTTCGAGCCATTACTTAGAATAAGTTGTCCACGAAACTTCAATGTATTAGCAGCACTGTCGTAGTAAAGGTCTTTAACGGTAGGAGAATCTGGGTTAGCAATAGAGAAGTTGTCCGCTACAATATCAAAGTCAGAAACACCAGAGCCATTGATTAAGCCAAAACCTGCTACACGGCCATTGGCATCAATCTTAACGCCGTACTCACCTTCTATCCCATCAACTGACTGAGCGGTTTCTGTCACAGTGGTGGACAGAGTACCTAACTGAGTTGTGTGCGAAGTTATAGTACCTGACAACGCACTTGTTGCTGACGCCCTTGCTTGGGCTTCTGCCGTAATACCAGCACTGAGCGTGCCGTAGTTGGCTTGTAGTGTTTGCTGGGTCGAAGCCAGTGCACTATCAAGTGTCACAAGCGTGAGGTCTTGCTCACTGAGTGAGGCATTAACACTGTTTTCAGTTGTAGTGAGCGCTGCCGACAACTGGCTAACTGTTTGGGCTAAGGCGGAAGTCTCTGATGAGCGTGTACTCGTTTCCTGCGTTACCAATCCACGGGTTGTGGTGAGGTCTGTTTGGAAGTCTGTTTGTAGTTGGGTTACTTGTCCTGCTACGGCACTCACCGCGTTGGCACGCGTTCCCGCCTCGCTGGAGATCAGTGCGTTGGCATCTGAAATATCTGTAGTGAGTGCTGAATCCAGCGCAGTAACTAGTGCGGTTACGGCTTCAATCTCACTGGCACGGGTTGTCTGCTCCTGGGTAATAGTAGCGTTTGCTGCGGCTATGTCCGTGTCTACACTAGCGGTAAGGGTACTCAGCTGTTGTGCTAATGCGTTTGTTTGTGTGGTAAAGAAAGTAGACTGGGTTTCCAGTTGAGCTAAGGAATAACTATCTGCAGTGTCCATCTCAGCTTTGTACTGATTCACAAATTGTAGTAACTGCCCGTACTGAGAATCAATGTAGATTGTTTGACTGCTCATTGCGCCGTCGCGTAAGGCGGCTTGCGCATCGGCTGAATCACCAATGATCTGATTGAGTAGGGCTGTTAAGGTTGGGCTAAGGTGACTTGCAGTTAACGCACCTAAAGCCTCTACAAACCCAGCTACGTTATTACCACTTGTGGTGCTGTGAGGTGGGGAGAGGGTGCCGGTAGTGCCATTGTAGTCTACTGGCTCAAACCAATAAGTGTACGTTACCCCCGGTTCGACAGCGTCTGTGTGAGCCTCCTCGTCACTGTCACCAATTTTAGCAGCATGGGCGAAGTTAGTGGACATGGCGCGGTAAATGTTCACATACGCGTTAACTCCTGTGGTGACCCACCGCAGTGTTATGGTACAGAAGCCCGCTACAGAAATGATATTAGCTACTGTGGCATTGCACGTAGCTGTACTA